CAACTTCTTCAGTATCTTTAGCTTCATCTACTTCTTCAGTATCTTTAGCTTCATCTACTTCTTCGTCTTTCGCTTCTTCAAGTTCATCTTCAAGCTCTCGTATGATTGCTTCGAGATCCAGCTCTTCATCCTCTTCCATCTCTTCTTCATCTTCCATTTCTTCTTCTTCAGCTTCTTCTTCATCATCTTCTTCAGAAACAAGAGGGATGTATTTCACACCATTAATTTCAATCACTTCAGATTCATCAACTTCATCTTCAGCGTCCATTTCTTCTTCATCTTCAGCAGGAGCTTCTTCAGCTTCTTCTTCATCTTCAGAATAATGTCCTTCTTCAGGAGCTTCTTCATCTTCCACTTCTTCTTCATCTTCAAACTCTTCGTCATCTTCTGACATTTCGGCTTGAAGCTTCTTGGAAAGCATAGATTGAATAGTAGGTGTAAACGCTTCTTCCAATGCTAATTTAGCATTTTCAATTGCTGTTTCACGAACCGCTTTTGCGTCCGCAATGGCATCTTTTAGTAAATCTTCCATTACTATTTCTCCATTATTTACGGATTCAATATAGTTATTGGGAACTACAATATAATTAAGTTACTTAGGTACACTATATGATGAACGAATGTTCAATAGTGTATTTTCTTTTATATAAATATATAAAAAAAAGAAAAAACTACTGCTTTGTAGCTATTTTTTGTCTTAATTTTGCTTTTAATCGTGCTTTTCTACGTTTTGTAGAAGGTTTTTCGTAATATTCTCTTTGTTGTAACTCTAAAAGCATTTTTGAATCTTTAATTTTTCTTTTAAAAATACTTAAAGCTTTTTCTATATTATTATGTCTTACTTTTACTTCTATCAATTATAACCTCTACTTTTTAACTGCTTTAGAAATTGCTTGACGTCGTTTTTTCAAATAAGAATCACTATCATCTGAATCACCATCATTATCAACATCATCATCTTCTTTACCAACTGCATCAAGAGCTTCACCTAAATCATAATATCTATTTAAAATATTACCCATATCTTCATAAAGAACTCCCATTCTTTCATTGAGTCCTTGTGCTTCATGAGCAATCTTACTAAATTGTTTTGAAAATCCAGCAAGTTCTTTCATATTTCTATTAATAGTAACTTTATCAAAAGATTCTTCTGTTTCATTCAAAGCATATTCTCTTGCATAAGTTGCTAATTCAGAAAGACTTTTTGCTACCTGTCTCATATTATTTTCAGAAAAAATAGCAGAACGATACCGTGCAAAAGTACTTAACCTTTCACTCAATTCTTTAGCTGAAACTTTTGGAGTTTCCTCTTCCATTTCTTCATTTCTCATAATTTGAGAAAGTGAAATTCCATTACCAACAGGTTTTTGTGTTACCACTCCACCAATTGTTGCAAATTCTTTTATTAATTCTTTTAACTTAACCATTTTCGGCTCCCTCATATTGTTTAAATCTTCCTATTTTCTTTAGCTTTACCCATAATACTCTAAGAAAATCTCTTTCTCCTTCATGGGTATATCTTATATTACCTACTTTAATAGCTCGTATCATATCCATTGAAGTATACTTACCAGTTTTTACTCCATCAATCATCGTTTTTATAGATTGATAAGAAGCTTTTCCTAAAATTTTAGCCATTTGCTGAATATCTTTTTCAGCAAACCTTTTTGCTTCCTTATTTGAAAATGCCTGCATTGTACTAGGAGGATCTTCATTCAAATTAGCAAGTTCTGTCATTATTCTTTTATAAATAGTATCGTTCACTTACATTCTCAAATTTCTTCTTACTCTCAAAGATTTCAATCTTTTTCTAAGAATTCTTTTTCCCTTAGCTTTTCTTTTCAACGCAGCCCTCTTTTGTGATCTCTTTCTTCGTACCATTTCTCCACTACCGACACGTACACAAGCTTTTTTTGATGCATTGTACTTCATCCGTTTCGGACAAAATGCTTTAAATTTCATCTTTTTATTGCGAACTACTCTTTTTCGTCTTACTTCTTTTAAAAATGCTAATAAAAGATGAGAAACTTCTTTTTCATCTTCCCATATTTTATCTTCAACTAAGTCGAAAAGTCCTCGCTTATCTGCGAATTCTGCTAATATAAGTAATTCAGAAAGTTTCATTTTAAAGCTTTATATTTTTTACCATTTATTGTAATTGATTCTTCTTCCCTATCACCAAATTCATCTTCCATATCTTTCATCGCCTGTCTCATAGCTTCTTCATCATCTTCTATATCATCCATATCAAATTCGGGCTTTGCTCTTCCTTCTTCATCATCCCAAGAATCATCGGGGTTTCCTCTGGTTGGGTCATCATCTAAATCTCTTTCAAAATCACCAGCACCTAATTTACCTGTAGGTTCTGATTGTCCGCCGTTATCATCATCACTACCTGTATCAAGTTTCTCTGCTTCCCCCGCCTTAATAGCTGCATCTCTTGCTTCTTTAGATTTATAGTTAACTGTTTTACCAGTTTTCTTAGACTTAGCTTGAAAAGTTTCTTCTTCCACAAAAAGATTTTTAGCGAATTCAGTATATGATTCTAAAATTTTCATTATTCTTCACGCATAATTTTATTAATTATATCTTCAGCCTTACAATAATCTCCACACGTTCTACCTACTGGATTCTGTCTATCTACACTCTCATTCATAGGATACATAAAAGCACCTTGTGTAGATGGGTTGGATACGAAATCAAATGCTATTAACTCAAAATCATTTTGTACTTCTTGAGCTTCTTCACCATCTGTAGATTCTTTTACTGTTTCTACTGAACCAACTCCCCTTGAAGAAATGCCAAGTTTAATACCATTTCTAAATAATTCTCTTAAAATATTTCCACTTGGTGTGGTTAATACTTCAACTGTTCCTACCAAATCATCACTTTTCCAGTGCATATCAGTAATATTATGTGATACATTAGCCAAATTAACTACAGAACTTTCTGGATGATCGAGTTCTCCCATAGCTCTACTCTCTTTAACAAAATTTTTATTATATGCATTTGCTTCACGCATTAAAATTTCTTTTGGATATACTCTACCATTTTGATTTTTAGATTCTGCTCGTTGTAAAACTCCACGAACAATTAATTTACCGTTATTTTCTTTAACGGATTCAGTAATTTGTTCTGGTGATATTTCAAATGGTAAATAATCTACTAATAGTTGTTTCATTTCATCTTCCTCACAATTCTTACTACATCTCGCATAAATTTAGTTACATTTTTCATATAAGACTTTTCCAATTCTGCCATAAGTTTATGGTTTACAGTATCTGCTTGCATCCTATCTTTCATATCATACATATGCTTTCGCATTTTACTTTCTGCGGTAAGCAATTTCCGTAAAATTAAATCGGCCTTCCGTGCATCTCCAGCACTTTCAGTTTTAAACGGCTTCATATCCTTATCAGTATATACTTTTCCAAAAATTATATCACTCAACTTCATGATTTTTCCTTTAATAAATCTATTCTTAACTTCTCAAGTTTTTTAATCCATATATCTACGAACTGTACTAGCTCTATCTTAGAAGTTTCAGTTCTTAATTTCATAAAAGCAAATTTACTTGCTTTTTCTCCAGCTCGAGCTAGCTTTTTAACATAAACCAAACTAGCCTTATTATTCCAAGGCTCACTCATAAGATTAATTAATAAAGTTTACCAACTTTATGAGCTATTTTAACTAACCGTTCACTAATTTTTCTCATTGCAGAATGTGTTCGTTTCCAATAGGATGTAGAATCAACCCCCATTTCATTCTTCAATCTAACATTCATTTTTATAAGTTTATCTATTTCATCCAATGCGCCCTTAACTTCTCGCATTGAAAGACCAATTTTTTGCTTAGCAGATAAAGAATCATCATTTCTCCAATCATGATACTTACCTTCTTTCAAAGCTGCTTTAACATTTTCTCTTTTGATACCAATAATTCTATCTTGTAAAGCATCAACTCTAGCTTGCGCTGCTTTCTGTCTCTTTAAAGCATTCTTTGCTTTATCTACAAATTTACCAGAATGTTTTTTTACATCATCTCTATGTTTTGCAACTTTATCCATTTCAGCTTTCATTCTTGCTCTTAACGCAGAAATATCAGCTGCTTCTTTAATTTTTTTCTTCCTAATCTTTTTTCCACTAAATGCATTTGGTGTCATATAACCTGGAGTGGCAGAAGAAACACTTGCTTCTTCAAGCTCTTGTTGAATTAATTCTCTAACTAATTTCTTAAAAGCATCTATTTTCATTTTATTTCTTTCAGTTCATTAACTAAATCGTAATACCGTAAAACTGAAGTTAATGTTATTTCATCAACGTGCTTTTTCTGTTTTATTTCTTCAATCTTATTAATAGCCCCTTTAAGTTTAATACTTGTAACTTCATCTTTAATCTTAGGACGATGTCTTTCTAATACAGTTTTAATTGAATCTAACTGTTTAGCAACAAATTCTTTTAATTCTGAATTATTAGAAACATTATAAATATACTTTTTAAGAATACCCTTTTGCTCTGTTGTTAAAGTAGAATATTTAGTATTAAATTTATCTACTAATCTCTTATATGTAAGTAATCTAACATCAGCATCACTTTCTTTAAATTCTTTGAAAACTTCCCCATCAACTTCTTCTTCTTTAACTTTCTTATAAGATATATTTTCTAAAATAGTATACTTACTATTTACTTTGGTTACTGGATTTAATTCTTTACCAGTACCCGCATCTGCAAATAAATTATATACTGAGGCATAAAATCTATAATTTGGTAATCGTGTTTTAAAAAATGCAGTTGTATCAAATACTGTTTTAATTTCTTTTACAAGATTATAAGTTTCTTTTCTCAATTTAGCATTAGATAATTTTTTCCTAGCATCTATTACTATTTCTAACAAATCTTCAGCTTTTTTAGAATTATTAGTCTTTTTATTCTGTAAAATGTTATATAATTCCAATTCTTTTGATATTTCTGTATCTTTTCCGAAATATTCTTTTAAAATATCTACTGCAATCCCATCTTTTTTATCTCTTAATACATCACTTGTCAACTGACGTGCCAAAAGTTCATATAAAATACCAATATTCTTAAATTTCGAGTGTTTTACTCTAGCCATAGCTATGCTCCAATAATTATTGTGTTATTACCTAACTATAAATATATTCATAGTTAAAAATACACTATTTATGAATCTTTAGTTGAATCTAATTCTTTATTATACTCTTTCTTTAATTCTTCCGATTCACTTATCAACTGTACACCTTTTTTATCCATTTTTGAAAGAGTTTTTTTCATTGAATCGTAATGTGCTAATGCCATATTACCAATTCCTTTACTAGCACGTTTTTTATCATTACTACCTAATGGATCTCTACCACGTGCACTACCATCTTTACCGTATTTAGGATTTTCTTTTGGTTTTCCTGCGCCATTCCATCCGCCTGGAGGTGAACCACCTTCATCTTCTAATTCGTGTCCAGTTCTACCCATAGCTAAATCTGCTGGTGTACCTTGCGATTGCCCTGATTTATCTGGATCATTTCCCTCATTTTCAATTTGAGATCTACGAAATTTTTGCTTATAATCAAATAAAATTTGATCATCCTGTTTTTTAATTTGTTTTTTTGTAAAATTAAAAATATTTTTATAAATCCAATCTGTAGAAACTAAGCCATCTTGTATCATAGAAGATGCTAATTGTGTTTTACTATTCCACAATTCAACTTTCTCTGTTTCATAAATTGTAGATGGATTTGTTAATGTTAATTCAAAATTTACCAACTCTGAATCTTGGAATCCTTGTGAATATAAATGAACAATAGCTATTTTAGTTAACTCTGATACTGTGATTCTTTGTAATCTTTCTATTGTTCTAGCAAACCGTACATCTTCTGCGGCAAGAGTTGCTTTTGCTCCTAAGCCTTCTTCATATCCAAGAAATGCTTTTGGTACACGAAGTGCTGCCATCATTTTATTTCTTAAATATTCTATATCCTCTACTGCATCATAAGTTAGCCCTGGCATTGATTCTATTGATGTTCCACTATCTCCACCACGAACTGGCATAAAATAATCTTCTGCTATATTTTGCATATTATATCTAAGATTATATTCACCTGTTGCTTTATCTATAACAGGAGATTTTTTCATCTTATCTACAATTTTATTCATATAGTTATCAACTTCATTTGGCGGAATATTACCTATATCAATTTTGAAAACTCTCTTTTCTGGTGCTCTCATAATTCTATGAATTAACATAGCATCTTCCATAAGACTTAATTGTTTCCAAATCTTACGACCACCTTCTACCATAGATTTACCATATGGTAAAAAATTAGTATCAGATAACATTCTGAAATGTGCAATCTCAAAATTTTCATATTCAGTTTTAACGGCACTAACTGAATGACGTGGATCTCCACTTTCCTGTATAAATTTAACATATTCTGGATTTTCTGGATCAGTATTCTCCATCCTTGAAATATCATATGGAGAAAGTGGTTCTACATTTGTAATACCATACTTTTCTTGAATTTCTAATCTTAAAAAGAAATCACCATACTTACACATATTACGAACCCAAGGCCACAAATTAAATTCTATATTTAAAATATCATAAAATAAATTATTTAATATTGTTTTAATATTGTCGTTATTAGATTGTACTGTTAAAACTTCTCCGTACTCACTTTTCATAGTAGATTCGTCTGCATAGATATCTAATGCAGAACCTATAATTGGATCTAAATCCATAGCTTCATAATCTTTAAACAATCCTAATCGCATTGTTTTAATTAATCCCGTATCGCTATAACCACTTAATCCAATTCCCTTATGTAATTTAGTATATCTATCAATTAAATTAGATTTGGGTGTAGCTTGCATTTCGTCAGTATCAACTACTCGTAATTTTTTCCCACCAACATTTCTTACAATTACATTTGTAGAAAATAATCTCTGTAGTCTACTAAATAATGATGTATCAGCCATATTTTACCTCTTAATTATAAAAGCCAATCAAGACTTTCTTTCTTTCCTTTCAATTCCCACTCCCAAGTTTCTTGTTCAGAAGTTTTATTAGTATAAATACCATTAGCAGAATTTACCGAATTTATACTATTTAAAGATTTTTTCTGTAATTCGATACCTTCTGCTTTTAACCTTAAAGCAGTTTCTCTTATCCAAAGTGCAATTCCATATGAAATTACTAAATCATCGTTATATCCAGACATAGCTTCTGCGCGTTGTCCATTATATATAAATACGAATAATTCATCAATTAATCTCCTGGAATTAACTTTTACAAGCTTCTCTCTAAAAAATTCTTCTAATTTAGCAATAACTAATGGTCTTGTTTTCATTGACATAGTAAATCCAGGAACTAATTGTTTGTCTTGCCTATAAAGTTTATTTGATACTTGTCTTTGTGTATCTACCCACTTTAAATCTTTTGACATATAAAATAAATTCGGGTACTCTCTATCAATTATCTGTTGTATTGCTGCCCAACCAATATTGTTATTCTCCACAACAAGTAATGCTTCATTATATTCTTGAGCTATATTAACTAACATATTACCAAAATCTCTTGTAGATATAGCTCCTTTATATTCTGCTACTTGCTCTAAAGTCTCCATTTCAAGAATATGAAATGCTGAATAATCTGTTGCATCTCCTCTTGCTACATCTGCACATACTATATAATCTTTTGAATAGTTTGCTGGCTTCCATATCCAAAGATTAGAATCCACTCCACGCTTTTCTACTGGTTCACAAACATTTATATTTAATTGCTCTTCTAATAATATACCATCAATAACTGATTGTCCAGAAGTAATAAAATCACAATCACATTCTTGTGCTGCTAATGAAGGACCTAACAATTTATCTTGATCATCTCTCCACTCTTGTTCTCTATCTGGATGTAATGTCCAATGTAATTTAATAAAATTAAAATCATTCAAACCATCTTCTGCATCCATCCAAGTTCTGTGAAACCAATTACCAACACCATTGGGTGTAGATAATGCCAAACATTGTCCGCCCGTTGATAGTGTTTGAGATGCCGCTGCCCATATCGGTTCTATTCTATCAATAAATGCCGCTTCATCAAGTATTAATAAAGATAGTGCCTCTGAACGACCAGCATCTTCACCACTTGATACTGCTTTTACTTGTGAACCATTTTTATATCTCAATGATAACTTATTATCTTCAACACAT